AGATCATTATGCCTACTACCTATTTCCCAATCGTTTGTTGGCGTATAGTTATTACTATCTGAATAATCACTACCAACTTGCGTTCCATTTACAAAAAGTTTTGTAACATTTGACTCTTTTACTAGTCTAATAAAAATCCATACATTATTGTTTATTGCACTAGAACCAGTAATACGAATATTTCCAGCAGTATAGTAATACAAATTAGCACCATCTGTATAAATTACTGGTTTAGTATCTGCATCACTTGATCTTGTATCTAAAATCACAGGATATGTTCCGTTAGATGTTCTGTAAACCCATGCAGAGATAGTAAAATCACCTGCTCCAATACTATCCCCATAAGCTACTGTAAGCTTGTCACCAGTACCATCAAAATAAGCACTACCACCATGAACCGATTCGGAATAACTTGCTGTTGGTGCAAAGGGACTAAAAGGGATTACTTTTGGTGTATTGTTGTTAGAGATTATCGAGGGTACTCTTGCATCTAAACTATTGTCTACAAAACGATTCGATTGGCACGTTAACAAAACTGTATCTGCTAACGCAGAAAGTGCAGTTGTCGGAACAGTTAAACTACTGCTTGAAGCATCATACACCTCAGAACGAGTTACTCTTAAATTGTTAATGTAAGCAAAACAATCGTTAACCGTTGTACATCCAACTCTTAAAGCCTGATCGGAATAACTAGTGTTATCTGTGGTTGTTTCTGTTCTAGTTCCATCAACAAAAAACGAGGCATTATTAGAACTATCACGAACATATGCTATGTGATGGAATGTTCCAATAGACACAGCCCCTTTTACTACATCGCTACCACTGTATGTACAAGCAGCAAGATTATTTCCTGTAGAATCTATTTTTAAAGTAAAACCTCCACCCGCCGCAATCATAAGAATAGTATCACTTGCGTTAATTGCAGTGAAATAAACAAAACACTCTACTGTAAATGCTTGGCCTGATGCAAATGCAAAATCAGTGCTATCAGGAAATTCTAATCTGGCGGCAGAGGTTGAGTCATCAATAAATACACTATATTGCCCTTCACCTAAAAATGGATTGAATGTACCTTGCGTTGAATTACCTGATCTAGTTATTGTATGACCACTAGAAGAACTATCGACAAACGTATTGTTCTGTCCACCATTCGTACCATCTCCATGCAGTAATAAAACAGTCTGATTAAAATTAGGATCTGTTTCTTCTGTGTCTACTGCTCCCCCAGACATTCCTAATAAATTTTGATGTGGTGCTGTCATTTTTTAACTCACATTTCCTGTAATAATACATCCATCTGCTGATACAAAATAAATATTAGCAATGCCATTAGCCCCTAAAGTAATAGTTCCTGTAGTAGCAACTTGTCCACCTACAAAAGAATTTATTTGGCTAGTAATAGAACCAGTAGTACTTGTAGTATTTACAACACTAACAATATCCCCGATAGAAAAAGCACCTGTCATATTACTTGCAGAAGGTATTAATGCTTGAACCCCTGCTGAGTTTAATTGAACCATTTGTCCTAAATCTGTTAGTGCTATTTCAGCAGTAGCAGTTACTGTACGAGAAACATCTAAGTCTCTAATATCTCCTTTTGAATCAGATATAGTAGAAGCTCCTATTATAGTACCACCTACTCCTACGTTACCTGTAAGATTAGCACTAGCATTTGCTGTAAGAACTCCTCCTACAACAACACTATCTGCCGTAGCATTACCAAGATTAACATTACCTGCTAACCCTGCACTACCTGTTACATTTAATAGACCTCCTACATTTAAAGCAGCTTCTGCACTAACAGTGCTAGTAATTTTAAATGTGCCTCCTACTTCAGCATTTCCTAATACGGATAAGTTAGTTCCTACATTTACTACACCTGCAGCACTAACACTAGGAGCAGAATCTAATGTTTTATTAGTTAACGTAGCTGTGCCTACTTCAGACACTAATGTAGAGTTAGCACCTTTAGGTAACAACATAGTATTTGTTACCCCTGCTGAATGTTCTTGTGATTTTATTGTTTGACCGTGAGAGTTACTTCTACAATTAAGTTTAAGTTCAGCATCAGTAGAACCGCCACCTCTTATTTCAGCAATATATGTAGCAGGTTCAACTATTAAGTTACCAGATACATTTTTATAATATCCTTTAACTGTATGTGTACCACCTACAGAAGCATTATCACTTACATCTATTGTTCCTGAAACTGTAGCCGTTGCAAGATTAGTTGTACCACCAACTGCAAATGTACCACCTACAGTAGCATCAGTAGTAAATGTAGTCTTTGCTGAAAATGTTGATGCTGCACCAGTTTGTATTGCAGATGCTATAATATCTCCAACAGCTAAATTTGCATTAACAGTTACGTTATTAGAAAATGTTGCACTTCCTGCTACATCAAGTGTTCCACTAGCAGATATGTTTGCAACAGTAGCTTCACCTGCTACATCGAGTGTTCCACTAGCAGATAAATCTTCAACATCCGTATCTCCAGTAACTCTTAATGTTGTTTCTACACTTACTGCTCCTTTGAGTGAAGAGGTTGCACTTACTGCAAGTGTACTTTCTAATGTTGCAGCTCCACCTACTTTTAGTGTAGATTGAGCAGATAATGCATTAGTAACAGTTACTGCATCAGCAGAAACACTATCAGCATTAATAACACCATCAATATATAAATCTTTAAATTGCTTTGCAGTTTTACCTAAATCTACTGCATTGTTAGTCTCAGGAAAAAATGCATTAGCATCTGCTTCATATTGAAGTGATGGCCCTATTTTACTTACTGGCCCACCTTCTCCTTCAGTGCCATCATGGCTATGACCTGTAGAGGTAGCAAATGCACTAACTAAACCATCAAATTCTCCATCTAAGTCAGATGCATTAATAACATTACCGTCAGCAATATTATTACCAGTGTCTTTTCTTATATATCCTGTACCCATAATAACTAATCCTTATCGTCTATCGAAAGTTGCATATTCTAAAATTGAAGCATCTAATGAAAATGGTGCATTTGTATCACTTACTAAAAAATTCAAAGAAACATTAAAACCAGACCCTATTGTTTGTGTTGTAAATACTTTTTTTAATTTACCACCAAATGTAGCTGTCCCATAAGTTGAAGTAGTATCACCATAAACAGATATCGTACTTGTAGTATTTGATAAAGTAATTGGTGCAGGTTGTACAACTCCATCTGTATCAAAGTCAAATAATAAACTAGAGTCTACTTCTACACTACCTATAGGATTTGTATATAAATGTAATTTATAAATAGTTTTTCTTAATTGTGGATCATTTAATGTCACAAAAGGTGTTGCAAAGTTTGCTTCTATATTTTCACTATCAAAACTATTACCGTCTTCCATTTTATAAACGTATCCATTACCATTTGTAAATACTATAGTCTCTATTTTATTTTTTAAATTGCTATCAGCAGCTACTGCTTTTATACCTCTTACTTCTGCCCACCCAAACATATTCCCTTCTGTTCCTGCTAATTGTGTTCCTAATATTCCTGTATTGTTTCCTAATAATCTGTATTGAGATTTACCTTTTATAGTTATACTTGTAAAACTTGAATTACTAGATATTAAATTTACTATTTCTTTTTGAATAACTTTTGATATAACTGCTAAATCAAAATCTCCAATCTTATCTGTAGAACTTAATGATCTAATTCCATCTGGCCCTAAAAATACTACATCTCCTGCTACCTCTCTAATTGTATCGGAATCTACACAGCCAATATTGGTAGTTATAGGTTGTAATATAAAATCTGCAAGTGTATTTCCAACTAATCTTTCTATCTTATTTTCACTAAATATAATTAACTGCTCTCTAAAAGCTATAAGTCCTGTTATATTAGTACCTACACTTATGTTTCCTGCTCCATTACCTGGAGCAAAATCACTATCTGTATAGGGTGCTGTAAAACTTAATACATCACCTTTTGAAAAAAATAAATGATTCTTAAAAAATGCTACATGCTCTGCTCCATTAACATCACTAGGTGCTTCAGTTAATGGTGTATATGTTGTTCCATCATATAAAAAAGGAAAGTTTGTACCATCTACCCCTGCTATTTTTTCTGTTGTACCTATTCTATATTTTGCAAATCTAGTAGTTTCTGTTCCTGTTCTATCACTTGTTAAAAAAGTTACACTAGCTCCATCACTAGGGCTACTTGCTAAGTCAGGAGATATGTTTAAAGTTGTACCTCCACTAGTAACAGTAGGTGTATTAGTGATTGTATATACTAAAGTTATACCTGCTACTGTAAAAGTATCTCCAGTTTTAGGAGTAGATGTTAAACCATCTATTGCTAATGTGCCTCCTGTCTGACTACCTCCATTTACTACAGGTGTTCCATACTGTGTTATATTTATCCTTGTATATCCTGTACCTGTAGAACGATATATGTGTCCATTTCTTGCAACGATAACAGAACTTTCCCATGCTGCTAACCCACTAGGATTTTCTCTATTAGTAGTAAAAGTTACGTCTGCTTGATCTGCAGGTGAACTTGCCAAACTACTTGTTAAACCTAAAGTTGATCTTTTAGTAGTTGAACTATAACTAACTGAAGACACAGTATAAGTACCACTGATTCCTGCTACTGTAAATACATCTCCTACTATAGGTGTAATATATAATCCTGCAACTACTAAGTTTGTACCTGTTTGACTAGCTCCGTGTACCTTTGGTTGTCCAAAAGAAGGTATTAAATTATTATCAAATTTAGTAAACCCTAATATTTTTTTATATCCACCTTCAACAGATGGTTCAAAGTTTCTTAAAATCCTAGCACTACCAGGTTGTTGCAAACCTTGCTGTAAAGGAGATAAGTTACTTACTAACCCACCTTTATATTCAAAAGCATATGTTTGTAATGCATCTGCCATTTATGAAGCCAATCTATAAACGTATGTACTTCTTTGTGATCTTGTTAACATAGTAGACCTAACATATGTGTTTTCATTTATAAGAACAATTCTCATGTTCTTTAATCCTGCTTCAAACTTTTCTTTTGCTACTAATGCATCTTGTGTATTACCTCGAAACATATAAGCATAATACATAGCACCATCTAAAATTACATTTCTATATATCTCTGGTATTTTAGGTACATCTGTTGCATCAATCATTTCAACACTAGTTAAATAATATTCATAAACAACTGTATATGCTTGGTCTGGTGCAGGTGATAAAACATATTCTAAACCTGGAGCTTTAGATACAAACACAGGAACATTATACAAACTAGTATCTGATGTATATTCTTGTTCAACAAATCTTTCTAAATATTCTTCATACCTTAATACTTTTAGTTTTTGAGTTCTATTATTTAAAGTATCACTCTCTTTAATTCTAAAAGTTTCAAAGTCTACTACAGTAGAATTTGCAGGAAAGCTGTATCGACTTACACCTGCAGATAAAGTATCTTCTTGTTCTACAAAGTTATAAGGCCAGTGTGGGTATTCTTGATCTATTTCTTGTATAGAAGCATTAACACTATCTTTAACTTGTGAATGAAAACCTGAAGTACTAGCAAAGTTACTAGTGCTAAGTTCTACTTCATTAAGTCTTCTATTAACTTCGTTAACAAGTCCTAAATAATTATATGCCATTAAAATTCCTTAATAGGTAAAGTAACAGTTCTTTCTGCTACTGTTCCACTTGTATCTAATATCTGACAATGTAATTTATATTTTGTATTGTTTGTACCTAATCCTAAATTAACAGTAGCTACTGTATTTGTATTAGATACTCCCACTAAATGTAAATTATTTACAATAGTCCCTGTACTAAATTGTGTTTTTACACCAGATGAATTATTAACAAACCATGTAACTGTATCTATAGTAGCTTGACTTCCTAAATATCTAGACCAATCTACACTAAAATCTACAGTTTCATCAGGATCTTTACTAGGCCATTTAAGTGACATATTATGCTACCTTTACTATTCTATCTGAATCTGTACTTCTTCTATGAACATAAACTGTTCTACGTCTTTCATAATTATCTTTAACAGTATTAAAGTTAAATACATTAGTTGTTAAACTTATACTACCTAATCCAGTTGTTCCTTGTGTACCATTTACATTTACTACTTTAGGAACACCTATTGCCTCTGTAGTTATATTAGGAGAACCTACTTGCCCTGTTCCAGATACGCCATCTGGAAACATTGTTAGATTATTAGAAGCAACTCCATATCTATCTGTACCAAATACACCAGTACCATAAAAGGCACCTGTGTTATTAGTTGTAGAAGAAGCCATAGTTACGCAATTCTAACAATAGCATTTGTTCCATCAGCACTTGGAAAACTTATTACAAAGTTACCTGCAGTTGCAGTTTGATCTGCACTAAAATCTAATACGGCTATTGCATTAGTCGTACTTGAACTACCGTCAGTAGTTGTATTATATATCAACCCACCTCTAGCAGTAATACTTGCTCCTGTAAATGTAGCAGTTCCAAAGTTTGTAAAAGCTGTTGTACTATCTGTTGTAGGGTCTACATTTACTAATGCAGTTCCTCCAGAACTATATCCTGCACCTACTACTTCACCTGTAGTAATAAAGTTAGTAGTACCTGCACTTAATGCTGCACCTGCAGAATACAAAGCAATTTTAAAAGTGTGTCCTGCAGAAGAAAAGTCATGCTTACCTTCAAGCAATTCTTTCTTAAAAGAAGTACACATGGCTTGTGAAATTGCCATCTTTAATCCTTTATAAAAAAAATGGGTAGCCCTATCCCCTAGAGCCACCCATGTAGTTTACTCAATTAATAATTAAGCTAATTGGTCACGATCTACTTCGTCTGGCCCTAGATCGTTTGATACGTCTTGCATGACTGCATATACTCTCCATACTCCTGAAGTAGGATATGCACTACCTGCAGTAGG